TTCTCCACACTCCCAAAGATATTCTCAATATCTATATGTATCTCTTTCATTTTACTCATACCTCTTCTCCTTTAGTACATTTTGTGGCTGTGATGATGAATCCAATGGTCATGTGAATATTCAGTACCCCATGCTCTCTTACCTATTTCAACTTTTGTATATACAGTCATTTCTTTTGAACCATCATTCAAAGTAAAGAATTGTGCCACATTATTTCGTAGTAAATTCATAGGTAGAAATTTAAGGCTTCGCTCTCCTCTTATATAAGCATCTTTGACTTTAAGATTCAACGCACCATGTAAATCCCATTTGTTTTCTGCATATCTTAATAAAACACAAGTTAAATCTAAATAATCCTCATCTGTACATTCACCATTCTTAAGTTTATCTATTGTCTTTGTCATATACCTTTCAAACTCTCCACGCACAGCAAAATCTTCCCAATTTAAACCTACAGGTTCAAATTCAGGTATCTTGCCGTCAGTACAGGTAGACATCACATCTCTTACCCAAGAATAGTATGGCTCTAATATCGCATCATACTTTTTAAAGTCAACATTAGTATAAAATTTTGAATTTACTTTACTTGGTCTATAAGCATTAACTAAATATCCATCTTGAAATTCTAGTCCTTGATAATTAGAGCAATAATACTTACCACCATGTTCAAGATAGT